TCACTAGAAGTCAGTTAGACTATGAAACTAATAAAGTGATGTATAATTTTAGAGGTTTTAAACCTGAGCAAGATGTTGTAAAAGAAGTTAAAGAAGTTGTTACAGAAAATGTAGTACCTTTAAAAAAGAAAAGAAAAACAAGGAAGAAAAAAGATGAACAAATGGATAATTAAACAAACGAGAAAATGGTCAAAATGGGTTTGGAGAAAAAGCATTAATAATCCAATGTACTCTATCCCTTTAGTGTTAATAATTGCTTATTTAATTTGGAAGTAGATTATGGCTAATTATACAGGTGCAGATGTTATTGTTGCTGGAGATGTAACTAAATATCAACCAGATGCGTTTGATTTTGGTATAGCTTCAACTGATACAGAAGCAGTTAATTTTTTTGCACAAACTACTAATGATATTTTTAGACAATTAAGAATAGAGTGGTGGCCTGTATATAAAACAAACATATTTACAGATATTACAGTTTTAAATACTGCTGAAATGGTTAATACAAAAGTTAATTTAGATCAGTTTGAAAGAGCTGGTGTTTATTTATTTTTAGGTAGATTTTATTTACCAGCATTAACTAAATTTAGACCAGAAACAGAAAAAGATAGATTTGAAAGAATGGCAGAATATTACATGAGCCAATACAATATTGAATGGAGAATGATATTAGAAGATGGTGTAGAGTATGATGTAGATGCTGATGGAACTATTATCTCTAATGAAAGAGAACCATTACATGGGTTTAGAAGATTGACTAGATAATGGCTGTTCCTTTAATTCTTAAAAGAGTTGCTACAGGTTTAGGTATCAGAAAACTTATATCAAATGATTTAGAAAAATCAGAAGTACCACAAAGCCAAGTTAATAAAATAAAAAGAGGTTTAAGAAATTTTGCTAAAGGTATTGTTATTAAAACAGATACTAATTCTAAAGAAGTCATTAGAAAAATTGATTTATTTGAAAATAAACTAAAAAAAATTATAGACAAAGGTATTAAACAGGCTGGATTCCAATTAATAGATATAATTAGAACTAAAACAAAAAAAGGCATAGATTTTAGAGGTGTTACTTTTGCACCTTATTCAGAGGGCTATTTAAAAAAACTTAACAAAGAGGGTAAATCAACTAATGTAGATTTATTTTATACGGGTAAAATGTTAGGCAATTTAACTAGTAACAAAACAGGCAAATACAAAGTTTCAGTTGGCTTTTCAAGGGCAGAAGAAAGAAAAAAGGCATTATTTAATCAAGTTCTTGGTAATCCTAAAAGAGAATTTTTTGGCTTTAATAATACTACAGAAAAGATTATAAATAAACAGTTCAACAGATTTGTAGAAAAAGAATTAAGAAAAGCTAGAATATGAGTATAAGAGAAAACATAGCATCGAATTTATTAACAGTCATATCGGCAATATCAAGCCCAGATATTAAAAAGGCTACAAGACAACCATTTATATTAGACGAATTATCAGAACAACAATATCCAGCAGTCATATTGCAAACATCAGAAGAAAATAGAGATGATGCAGAACTTGGAAGTGGTGCTAGAACTAGAACAGGAACTATAGATTTTTTAATTTTAGGTTTTGTAAAAGGTGCAGAAGTAAATATAGACACTAAAAGAAACGAACTAATTACAGCTATTGAAACTGCAATAGAAACTGATATTACAAGAGATGGTAATGCACTTGATACAGAAGTAATTCAAGTAGAAACTGACGAGGGTAGTTTATTTCCTATTGGTGGAATTAGAATGACTATTAGATGTATGTATGAATATCAATCAGGGACACCATAATGGCTAAAGCAGATAAAGTAATTAATTCATTAGAAAATAAATTAGACGATATTGAAAAGTTAGTTGATGAAATATCTTTACTTTGTATGGACGCAAGAAAAAAAATAGATAATTATAACGAAGATGAAAATGACGAAGATATAGAGCAATTTCCAGAACTTGATGAGCTCAATAATCTTGACGAAGATGACGAAAAAGAATAAAAGGGAATATGGCTAAAGATATTAAATTATATAAAGATGGTTCCGAAATAATTATAAATGAATCTAACCTTGAACATTTTTTAACTTTAGGCTATAAGCAAGAACAACAAACTAAACAAACTAAATCTAACAAGGGTAAAAAGACATGGCAACACATCACGGAAAAGAAGGAGTTGTAACAGTAGGTGGAACAGCAATGGGAGAAGTTACTTCTTTCACGCTAGAAACTACAGGAGATGTAGTAGAAGATACAGCATTATCAGATGCAACAAAATCATTTGTAGCTGGCAGAACTTCATTTTCAGGTACTATTGAAATGCACTTTGACGAAACAGATGCTCAGCAAGAAACTTTAACTGCTGGTTCTTCTATCTCATTTGTTTTATTACCAGAGGGTAATGATTCAGGAGATGCAAGTTACACAGGAACAGGAATTGTTACTGGTATGAGTATTAATAACTCAATGGACGCAATCGTTTCAAGAACTGTTACTTTTCAAGGAACTGGTGCATTAACTGTAGGTACTGTATAATCCTAATTTATGCGATTAATAGATTCTGCGAAATCTCATTTTGAGTCTTTAGGTGTTCAGCATCTTGAAGTAGAAGAATGGAAAGACGAAGCTGGTAATCCAAGTATAATATATTGGAATCCAATAACTCTTTCTGAAAAGAATAAACTTTTTAAAAAGTCAGATAATCTTAATGATGTAAGTATTCTTGCTGATATTCTAGTTATGAAAGCACTAGACAAAGAGGGTAATAAACTTTTTACATTAGAAGATAAACTTGCTTTAATGCACAAAGTAGATTCTGATATTCTATCTAGGATAGCTTCTGAAATGGTAAAAGCTATCAATCCTGAAGAAGTAAAAAAAAACTAAAATCTGATCATCAATTAAAGAATTGTTTTATTTTAGCTGATAGGTTAAAAATATCCTTACAAGAAGTTTTACAAATGGAAGAATGGGTATATAATCATTGGCTTGGTTATCTTCTATTAGAACAAGAAGAACATGAACATAGTATGAATAAAGCAAGGCATAAATAATGGCACAAAATTTAGTATTAAATGTATTAGCAAGAGATAAAACAAAACAAGCATTTAATAGTGTTCGTGCTGGTCTTACTAATTTAAAAGCTTCTATATTTTCTGTTCAATCAGCTTTAGTCGGAATAGGTGGTGGACTTGTAGTTAGATCAATTTTAAAAGTAGGTAGTGAAGTAGAAAATCTTGGTATTAGATTTAACTTTTTATTTGGTAATGTTAAAGAGGGTCAAAAAGCATTTAAAGGTTTGATAGACTTTGCTGGAAAAGTACCTTTTTCACTAGATGAAATATCATCAGCCTCAGGAAGTTTAGCAGTTGTTTCTAAAGATGCAAATGAACTACAAAAAATATTAAAAATTACAGGAAATGTTGCATCTGTTACAGGATTAGATTTTAGAACAACAGCAGAACAAATACAAAGATCATTCTCATCTGGTATTGGTAGTGCAGATTTATTTAGAGAAAGAGGTGTTAGAGCCTTATTAGGATTTAAAGCTGGAATGAATGTTACTACAGAAGAAACAATAAAAAGATTTGAAGAATTATTTGGAGAAGATGGAAGATTCTCCAAAGCAACAGAAGTATTAGCAACAACCTTTACAGGAACACTATCAATGCTTGGAGATAAACTCTTTAAGTTTAAATTAGAAACTAACGAAGCTGGTTTTTTTGATTTTATAAAAAATGCACTTGTAGTTACTAACAGATTAATTGAACAAAACGCACAAGCATTAAGTAGTTTTTCTAGTGCTGTTGGTCAAGGTATGGTTAATTTTATTAAACAATTTATTTTAGGTATGGCTGGTTTATTAGATTTAGTAGCACCATTATTTAGAATAATTAATAATGGTTTAGCTGGTTTAATTGAAGTAGTTAAATCACTTCCAGCTGGAATAAGAGAGTTAGGTATTATTGGATTCTTAATGTTAGGCAGAGGTGGAAAAATAGCAGTTGTTGGTATTTTAGCATTAATTAAAAAAATGGGATTAGATTTAGATGAACTTACTAACAAAATATTTGGTGCAAAAGATGATGAAAGTATGGGTGGTATGTTTAAAAAAGCTAATAAGTTTATGGAACTTATTGATGAAAATATAATTGCATCTAAAAAATCTATGGACGCACTAATGAAAAGTGCAACTAACTTTAAAGAAGAAACTAAAAAAGCTGGTCTCTCTTTACAACAAATTAAAGAAAATATTTTAGAAGCATTTAAAAAAGATTTTGAATCTATTAATGGAACAATAGGAAAAATGGCTACTAGTGGAATAAAAGCATTTTCAAGAGGTCTTGCAGAGTCTTTAGTGCTTGGTAAAAAACTTAATATGACATTTAAAGAAATAGCACAAAAACTATTAGTTGATATGGTAGCATTTACAATCCAAATAGTTATTCAAGAAACAATTAGAAACGCACTTAAAAAAGAACAAGTAGATTCTGAAAAACAAATTACAAATGAATTAAGATCGCAAACAACTGAAATGAAAAGACAAGCATTATTAAGTATGTTCACAGGTGGATTTAGTTTTCCAGGTTTTGCTAAAGGTGGTGCAGTATCTAAAGGCCAACCAATCGTAGTTGGAGAGCAAGGTGCAGAATTATTTATACCTAACTCATCAGGCCAAATCACGCAATCAGCTAGAGGCACAGGGGGTGGTTCTACAACAGTTAATTTTAATATTAACACAGTAGATGCTTCTGGCTTTGAAGAATTACTTGTAAGATCAAGAGGAACTATTACACAATTAATTAATAACGCAGTTA